CCACTTCGTTCAGGTACCTTTGCTCCATAATGTTCTAATATATCCTTAATTGGTAGGACATTTACACGTTGTGACTTTCTTGATCCATTGGTCAAAATCTTCTACCACCCATGCTTGATTTATTCCTGCCATTCTACGCTTAATGATAACATAAGATGGCGGCACCTCGCTAATTGAGCGAGCACTTGCGTAGTTCTTTGCTTCAATTACTGCTTCATTCCAGAACTCAGGCAACTTGAGTGCTTTAGTCGCCTTGAGTTCCAGGATATAAGTTTTACCATTGGCCATGACAACAATGTCGCCTTCGTCTTTAGCCCCCGCCTTTGTTAACCTTTCGGCTATCAAACTTTTTGAACGCAACCATTTTAGAACAGTTGTTTCAAACAAAGAACCTTTGCGTCCATTTTTGTTGGCCATTTAGTCTTAGTACCAGCCTTTTCTATCATGATGATGAAGCGCTAAAGTAGGCGTTTTATACCGCTTTTTGATGTACTTTAGCCCTAAATCAACTTGTTTGGTTAAGGGTGTATCCTCAGGCATATTAAGCATTTGGGGTATGCCATACGCTGATGACTTTGGGTTATCTGCTGTGTAATCCCAGCGAGATTCTTTAGTCCAAAGAGTGAGTAATGCATTCCACTCTCGGTCATTCCAACCTATTTGCTTTACTTTCATAAATGCATATTTCTTAGCGAGTTTTTTACTTTGACTAATTGTCAAATTTAGATCTTTACAAGTCGGGCTCATATGGATTACGCCCATAATAGACGCAACCGCAGGTTGATGCCATGTACCCGCAAAGACCACAAAACACATTAAGATGTATCTCAGGTTGTTTTTCTTCATAGTCTCTCCTCTGTTGGGGCTGTTGCCTTTGTCCCACAGACAGCACACTCCATATCGATAAAGTATGAACTTATTGTATCACTATCGTCATCCCATTCGACGAGTAGTTTCCAAACAAAAGAACCACAAGGACATATCTTGGTAGGTTCACCACGTATGTCCATGGACTCTTTATAATCTGGTTTTAATTCCCAGATATCCTTAGCACTCATATTCTTTCAGGGATATCAGAAACTTCCATCATTTCAGGATTAAATTGTAGCCAGAACGATGTGTCTCCACTTGGATCTGCTTTGCCATACCTGTTTTTAACAGGAGCAACTGCAATATACCCAGGAGCATTACTTCCGACTGTACATATCAAGGCTGGTAATTGTGCTACCATTCCTTGTAACGCTGATCTAGGCTGGCACGGATTACCAGGATAAGATTCCTTCGTGTGATGAAGGATAAGAACCGCAGCATTAGTATCTCTTGCAAGATATTTCAGTTCTTTAATTGTAGAACGCATTCCTGCGAACTCTTCACCACCATCGTTAGCGATATCCATTAGGTTATCAACTACGATTAAGGTTGGTGGACAACCCCATAGTTCCTCAAAAGCAGAAACCTCTAGATCTAAATCAACCAAAGTAGGGGCTGACTCAAATGACCAGAAGATATGTCCTGAGTTCTCGTTGATTACTTTCCGTGATTCATCAACATTTTCTATGAGCATCTGTTCAGCCACGGATTGTGATTGACCAGAAATCATTGATAGCAGACGCATAGCCATTGTATGTGCATTAGTATCTGCGCTTATGTAAAGCGTTGGAACTTTTGTCCGAAGGGCAATCGCAAGGGCAAGTGTTGATTTACCTGCCCCTGGAGTGCCAGCAATCATAGATACCTCTGCCCGTCTAATAACAATCTTATTGATATCAAAGGTACGAAATACTGTTGGTAATGGTTCGCCACCAATATCTTTACTACCTACCGCACGGGCTAAAGTTCTCATCGCTTAAAATGTACTCCACTCAGAGTCAGTACGTCGGATCCATGCTGGCTCACATTGGTCTGGAGTACCCTTTGGTGATGGACACATGAATGCTTTCCATGGTCCTTTAGCACCAGCACCTGTACGTTTTGTCATCTCACCATGCTTACAAGAACGACCTGATGGTCCAGTACTTGGTGTAAATGTTTGTGTTGGGCTTGATACTGGTCTAGCACCTAGACCTTTTGCAAGGTTACCAACTGCCTCTTCATATGAAGCAGGTGCTCCCTCTACGGATGCTGCCATGGTTGAGATTAAATTCTCAGCCCCGACATCACCTAATATATGAGTCAAGTTACCCTTGAACTCATCGGCAGTATTACCAGCAATCACAAAGATGCGACCATCTGGTAACTTACTACTAACTTGGAAGTTAGCATTAGCCATTGTTTTTCTCCTTTTCTGTGTATTTACCGTTCATAAACTTACAGTAGGATAGCACACCACATCGTCCACAGTTGGACAAATTAGGTAAGAATATCTCAGCCTTACGTGCTCTATCAAATTCAGAGTAGATATGTTCTACCTCTTGAGTAGCAAGATGTTCTAGACTCCAAGTGGTTACATGACCAGTGCGTGCATCCCAAAAACCTGCTTTGTCCACTTCAAGGCCATCTATCTTGCGCAAAGCCCACGCATAAGTTGCAAGTTGAAGTGGGTGTCTTTGAGATGACGCCCCTGTCTTAATGTCTAAAAGGACTATCTTGCCATCGTAATCCGTCATCACTCGGTCAATGGCCATCTTTACAACAGTATCTACCAAAGGAACCTCATACTGTTTTTCGATGTAGTCCTTATAGACACCCCACCCATTGGAACGAAACTCTATCCAACGTTCTAGCATCCATAAACCTTCTCCGTACCACCAAGACATGTCTTCCCTCTTGGCGTACTCCCAAGAAAGCATATCTCCGTTTAGTTCTTCATCTTCTTTTACTTGTTGAAACCAAGCATCATTCCAAATAGTTTCGGCAAACCCAGGATTTAGATCATACATCTCGGTAGCCCTATGGACAGCAGACCCACCCGTAAACCAGACAGCATGTTTCTCGGGTACGCCTTGTAGTTTTGTTAAGTTGTACTTCCATCCGCACTCTTGGTAAGTACCTAGAGAGGAATAGGATATATGTTTAGGTAATTCGTTCATAACAGAACCCTACCACACCCTATTGGCTATCGCCAATCGAGCCCTGCCTGAACCCTGAAATTAAGAAATGCCCCCCTACCCCCCATAAAAATTATGAGTGGTCAGGGAGGCTGGTTAGGCTTTTGCCGTCACCCGTCAATTGAAGTTTCTGCCCCACGGTTTCCCGCAGGGGTAAGATATATTAAATTTATAAGTCGTGCAAAACGACAAAAAGCCCCCTGTCCTAAGGTAATTACCCTAGGTAGGGGGACTTCATGTCTTAAAACGGCCTTTAAAGGCTATTTAGGGGTATTTATTTGGTACCCAAGCCATACTCTTTTTCGGTCTTATCTGCCCATTTAGCCAAAGGTCCTGCTATAGAGCCGATTAGGATTGCATACTCAGGAGCGAGGTCAGCAGCGAGTGCTAATCCCATAGTTACTGCTGATGCTAGAACAGCACGTAGGTAAGACTTAAAAGCAGCCTTAGTTTTCTTGCTCTTCAATTTAGCAATTAGATCTTTCATATCCATCCTTTAAGGGCGTGCAACGCCCATTACTAGGGAGTAGGCACGTTTCCTAAGATACACACCATCTCCATTTGACTGACTACCCTTACTGCCACTAGAAGTATTACCCTCATAGACTGTAAGGTATTTTTTTCCATCGTTACTGGCGCATATCCCAACATGGTCAGGTTGTGCATCACTATCGAACTGGAAGAATACTACATCACCAGGTTGAGCCTTGCCAACTGGGACTATCTTGCCTTTTTTGGTAAACCACTTGAGTCCCGCATCGCATGATGCAAATCCCTTACGGGTCTGTGCTGCCACCTTAGATACTATCCCTGCTTTATCAAATACCCAAGATACGAACATAGCACACCAAGGTTGGTTATTAGCACCATACCATTTGCCGTACATATTATTGTTGTTACTGCCTACTTCTTTGTATCCAAGTTGTGACTTGGCTATGTCTACTACCATCATATTGACCACCATCCATTGAATCCAGCATCAGGGTTATCTTGTAACCACTTTTCTCTTAATTCATTTTGCTTAGGCCAGCATATATCATGTGGCTCACAGCCACAATTCTGACAGTTATTGTCTTCCATTTTGAATCAAAACCTGGTAGAGGGTGTCTACCTTTTCCTCTAGTCGATTAACCTGGTCCTTGATACTAGAGCCACCATTTTGCTTAAGTTCAGATAAATAGTATTTAACTAAGTGTCTTACGCCTAATGCTAAAGAACCCAATAATGTGGTTATGGCTACTGCAAATGCTGCCCAATCTTGCGCAGACATTATAAGACCGTTCTAACTGTGATAGTTAATAAACCGCCAAACCCATCGTAACGAGCACTAGGTGGCGTCTTGCGAACAAATGAAACTTTCTCGACCAAGGCTTGAACCCTTTCTCCAGTAGTAAAGTCTTGAACATTAATGATATCTCCAGCGGCTTCTATATCTTCTAACTTTTGGATACGCTCCCAAGCACGGCCTTCATATCCAGCCAGTACATTGTATCTATCGGTTTCCACGTCGTAACACCAAACAGGGAACTGAATCAACCGTTGGCGTTTAGTTGCTGGAAGAGATTTTGCTTGAAAGCCCTTGAAAGTTGGGCCGAGACTGGTATTGCTTGCGCTACGTGAGAGCGTAAATTTATATGATATAAACTCCTGTGGTCCTTCTGGACTGTTTGTAGCAGCCTCAGGGGTACCAATAGAAGAGTTGTAAGTAATAACTGCATAAGTATTATTGTTTGAATCTACAGTTGCTATATCCATAGCACCATTAGTAAATATACCACGGCCACGAATAAACTTATAGTTCTTAGGTTCTAGTGTTCCATAACGAATAGCACCTGTAGTTAAGTAGCCACTAGATTTTTTAACACTAGGTAACTCTCTGTATACGTGCCCTACAGTAGAATTATGGGCTGTACAAAATGCTAGGTTATTACTGGTTCCAAAAAAAGCCACGCCAGTAGTTTGGTGTTCTGTTGTTTGGGTATATTGTAGATCATTAGCATAAGCAAATCTCAAGGATTCACCCTCTACTGAAGTACTTAAATCAATGCGGATAAGACCAGCATCTAGTGAACCAATACCTGTAGCACACCATACGAAACGATCACGAGCAGCGAAGTCAAAGCAAGGCTGTGATGTTTCCACAATAAGTGGTCCATAAGATACAGAACCATCTTGGTCATTAACAATACCAACACGGACACCTTTATTGGTGCCAATTAGCATATATCCTAGGTAGTAATAAATGTCATAAACAATTTCACCAGGAGGAAACTCAGCAGATACGATTGCTGAAGTCAATGTTGGCATAGAGCCAGATGTATTACTTAGGGTGTACTTCTGAATAGTTGAAAGTATGCCATTATGTCCAGCGGTATAAATAGCAGGACCCGAAGCGGTAATACCTGTATAAACATAAGTAGTTACAGGGTTTGTATAAAGAGCAGTAGGTAGAGCGGTTGCGTTAGGCGCTACCTCAAAAATTTTATTATTAACGGACATGACTATGCGATCTTTTACATACTCTAATAGAGCATCTGTTACGGTAGTTCCCGTAGCATAGAACATAGTAACGACATCGGATGTATCGCTAGAATTTCCTGTTAAAGGCTTCTTGTACATATGTAATTTTGATGCACCACCTTGCGGTGTATTGGTTACCCAATAGGCGTATGTACCATCATCGCAGATACCATATACAGGTTCTGCTGAGCCAGAGTTGTAATCAATAAAATGAGTTATAGTGCTTGTAGCACTTCCTACTGGAGATACTGCCGCAGATGTTACGTCGGTTGCAGTCTTGGCATAGGTAAATGTTGTAGTTGTAGGCACTGTAGTAATAGTGTAAGTACCATTAAAGGTAGCATCTACACCAGTAATTACTACTTCCATACCTACTGAAAGACCATGAGCAGCAGAGGTAGTTAATGTAGCCACATTTGAAGTTAAGGCTTTATTACTGACAGAGGCTGTTATAGGTTGATAAACTTTATCTACATCATATCCATCATGAAGTAATACGGCATCTCTGTCACTATATCTAATAGAACGAACATGCTGACTAGGCTTGCCATTTGTTTGTAGGGCAGTAGTTATCTCATGATTTTCATAGACATCATTTAATAAAGATACCTGTCCCTTTGTCCAAACATCTACACCTTGAGAGTCGGTAAATCTATAGTTAGTAGATTCTCCTGAGGTTGGATCATAAAACTTAATACCAGTGCCACCATGAAATGATGACTGAGAACGAATCCACCAACCAGTTAGAGATTGCTCTCCTGGTTCTTTGGAGTTGTCAAACTGGTCTTTACGATAAGGTGCAGTTTCTCTTTGATACGGATTAACATCCGTAGGTGCTAAAATGAAAGGTTCTCCACCAATAGCAACATCATAGTCTTCTGCGTTATTTATCCAAAAACCAGCAATACCAGGGTTACCAACGTTGAGGGGTAACGATTCGGTAATGTCTTTGCCAGCCACAGTGCTCCTTTAAATAGTTACGGGTATTACTCTACGACAGGTGTCTCTTCTACAACAGGTGCTTCAAGTGCTGCTGCTTCTTTAGCAGCCTGCTCTGCAGCGTATGCTGCTGCTGCCGCTTCACGCTCTGCAATCTCTGCTCCTGATAGTGGAACATGAGATGTAGTTTTCTTCTCACAATCGTATATAACTTTCATATTACTCATTTACAATAGCCTGCCAATCTTTGTTATCTTCATTCCAAGAGTACATAACGCCATCTGTAGGGTAAGCAACTGGTGCTACCCAACGGCAGGTATCCTCATCTAGCAACCAAGAGTCATAAGGCTTTGGCGCTATAAAGGCATCTCTTACTGAGTCATAAGTAAATCCAACTCCTGCATAATTCTTTCTTATGCGGTTGTTGTATGAGGTCTGAACCCAAGTACCACCAAGACCTAAATCATTGGCTAGGTAATCTTGTCCT